GGGTCAATACGCCAATAATGTTGGGATTTATTTCACCAGCCTTTCGGGGCTGGTATGGATTGAAACTTGCTCTTCAGTAAGGCTGAAATAATAATTGTCTCCATTTCACCAGCCTTTCGGGGCTGGTATGGATTGAAACAACATAATCACCATCAGCGGTGGCGGCATTAAGCGCATTTCACCAGCCTTTCGTGAGACCTACAGAGATAATTAATAAGTGAGTAATGGGATAATTGGGGATGTGTCGGGATGAGGCGGGATGAAAAATGTAAAAACATTTCATTTTCGCATCCTGTCCCACCCCGAAAGATTACATCTTAGTGATTATGAAGTGCAACATCTTAACAGCCTTGTCAATCGATGCCAGTGTGTCCGTATCTGGTATCTCTTGAGTATCTAACGAATGTTGTAATCGGTAAATAACCAACTCCAAATTAAGCATCCTAGCAAGATTAGACTCTTGCTTAACCCACGCATAATCCTGTTTGACCTTGAACTGAATTAAATCAATCTCCTCCTCACTATGACAAGTTACACGATGTTGCTTGCCTACGGGCACGCTGAATAAGTCATTATCTAGCAATGTCTCAAGTTCGCCCGCGCTTAAATCGGGTATCTCATACTCGTAATTTGTGGGTACAGGCTTGAGGGTGTCCCGTAATCCCAAGCCAAACATGATTACCTTGCATCCCTGCGCCACCAATAAATCCCGAAAATAGAACATTGTCTTGCCGCTGGTGATTACGTCGTCAACCAGCAGAATTGATGCGTCCGCTTGAATCGAACCGTAATCACAAACCAAAGAGGCTGACTGCTCTTTGCTGTCTATCTCTGCTTTGTGGTTGTATTTACGGCTCGCAACCTCTTTTTTGCGATTGAATACGCCACACGAAAACATTGTTTGCAGGGCGTTAGGCTGTGCTTTGGAAGGGGGGACGATGACGATTTGCTGACAGTCTAATAACTGTTTGGCAAGTTCTATGGAAGTTTTAATCCGTGTTTGATGCTTACCATATTTTTTGAATAAGTAAACAAGACTGGTGTGTATGCGTAACTCTTTGTCTTTTTCGCGTGCCGCCGCGAACCATGAACCATAGCGATATAATCCGTAAAACTGCTCATCTCCTTTGCTTGCCTGAAATAACCTCTCCATAACACATCCTTTTGTTAAAAAAATCCCCTGTGCAAATCCCGTGCACAGGCTACAGGATAATCTCGTCTTTTTAATTCCACCCGCATTAATTAAAGATGCGGGCGTGGAATTAATTTGGAAAATAACGTGGCAGATAATTATATGCAATGGATACAGCTTGGTTTGACGCTGTTGTTAGGCGTGGCTATCCCGATTGGGCGAAATGCGCTTGATAACTTGCGAAATATGTTCGATGTGCGAATGTCGCAGATACTGGATAGAGTTGAGCATCAAGAGAAACGCATCGCGATGCTCGAACAAGGTTTGCAAGATATGCGTCTATTGCTTGCTAAAGACTATGTCGAGCAGCGTGAATTTAACGTGTTTCGCGAGGATATGATGAAAGAGCTTCGCGCAATCGAACAGCAAATTAAAACGCTTAATAACGATTTAACAGCCCAATGGAAAGAATGGTTTGCGAGTAAAGGGGCGAAATCATGAGTATGGAAAACCGTGAAGTGAGCCGTAAGAAATTAAGACGCTTGCGAATTTTGCAGGCGTTGCAACTTAATTACCCGCAGCCGATTACTGAAAAGCTGGTGTCACAAACGCTTAGCGATGAATCCGATTTGCACTTGACCACGACAACTCTGCGTCAGGATTTGGATTATCTGCACGAGTTGAATTTAATCCGTCGCGAAGTTGAAGAGGATGTGTGGTGCGCTAAGTTGTTGCCGTTGGGTGTGGATTACCTAGACGGACTGGGTGAAGATTTGAACGGCGTTGCGAGACCTTAGCCGTGCCAATCCCGAAAGCAATCGATTCTATACCCAGTGAAGTGCGGGCGAAAATTGACCAGTGGCTGCATTCGCATGGTTACGCGGATTATGACGGGCTGGTTGAAATGCTTGCATCGCAAGGCTATGAATTGTCGCGCACTGTGTTGGGGCGGTATGGGAAAAACCTGAAAGAGAAAACCGAGAAGATACGCCAAGCCACCCAAATGACCACAGAATTGTTAGCGGCGTTGGGAGATGATGCGAATAACTTAGGTTTGGCAAGCGTGGCTATGGCGCAACAGTCTATCTTTGACGCGCTTGCGAGTAGCGAATTGAACCTTGAAGGCATGAGTGAACGTGAACGCACAAGCGTATTGCTCAAACTTTATCGGGTGTTGCCGAGCCTGTCTGCGGGTTTCGCACGTCAAGACAAACGCCGTGCAGAAATTGTGCAGCTTGAAAAAATGACAGCAGAAGTGACCAAAGGCGGTAATAAAAATAATCTTGATCTGAACACTTTGGAGGTCATTAGGCGAGAATTGTATGGACTTGATTGATAGCGGCGGCGGGATTTTATTGCCCTACCAAAAACGCTGGGTGCAAGACAACAGTCGTTACAAGATAGGCATGTTCGCACGGCAATGCGGCAAGACGTTTACCACGGGCTTGGAAGTGGTGCTTGATTGTTACGCCCACAAAACCAAGTGGATCATCATGTCACGCGGCGAAAGACAAGCCCGTGAAATGATGAGCGAAAGCATTAATCTGCACGTTAAAGCTATTGGAATCGCGATTAGTGACTTGCTTGAATATGACTACGAAACCGAAGGCGGCAAGGTTAAAGTCCTAGAGACTATCTTTGCAAATGGCAGTCGCATTATTGCCATTCCAGCAAACCCCGATACTGCACGGGGGTTCACGGGTAATTTATTGTTAGACGAGTTTGCATTTCACCAGCAGTCACGAAAAATCTGGGCGGCGGTGTTCCCTGTTGCGTCATCGCGGGGTTTTCGAGTCCTGATTGTCTCCACAGGAAATGGCAAAGATAATAAATATTATGAGTTGATGACTGCGAAGGATAGCGTGTGGTCACGCCATAAAGTAGATATTTACGAGGCAGTTGAACAAGGCTTACCTCGAAGTGTTGCAGAATTAAAGTCAGGTTTGAACGACCCCGACATCTGGGCACAAGAATACGAATTGCAGTGGATGGACGAGTCCACAGCATGGCTGCCTTATGAGTTAATTAATGGGGTTGAAAGCGAAAAAGCAGGCTTACCAGAAGCCTACACCGGGCAGCCTGTGTTTATTGGGAATGATATTGGTTTGCGACGTGACTTGTGGGTGGCATGGGTGCTCGAACCGATTGGGGACGTGTTATGGACACGCGAAATTGTGGTGTTACATCGTGCGCCGTTTGCCGAGCATGACGCGGTACTTGATGAACTTATGAATAAATACCGGGTTGCCCGTCTGTGTATTGACCAAACAGGTATGGGCGAAAAGCCCGTTGAAGACGCGAAACGTCGTTACGGGAATAGCCGTGTTGAAGGTGTGTTGTTTACCAGCGCGAGCAAATTACATCTTGCGAATGTGGGAAAACAAGCCTTTGAAGACAGAACCATTCGCATTCCAATGGGCGACGAAAAGCTGCGAACCGATTTGCATAAACTCAGAAAAACTGTGAGTGCTACAGGACAACCGCGCTTTGTTGCCGACAACGAAAACGGACATGCTGACAGGGCTTGGGCGTGTTTCTTGGCTTTATACGCCGCTCAAAATCCTCCCTCATTAATTGAATACACGCCCGCCCCGTCAACTGATTGGGACGGGGTACAGAATGACTTTGATGATAATCGTAATAATCCCACGGGGTGCTGGGCATGATAGTTGATAGATATGGTAATCCTCTCGTTCCCGAGAATTTAATCAATAACCCCGCCCAAGTCAGCCGTGTGGGCTGGCTCACTCGTGAGTTTTCTGCCCATCCTTCCCGAGGTTTAACGCCCGCCAAACTTGCCAGAATTTTGGAGGATGCAGAGCAAGGCAATATGATTGCGCAGTGCCAATTATTTGAGGATATGGAAGAGAAAGACGCGCACCTTGCGGCTGAAATGAGTAAGCGGAAACGCGCCCCTATGGGGTTGGATTGGTCTGTGGCTGTGCCTGATGATGCCTGCGAAGAAGAGCATCGTAACGCTCAAATTATTGAGATGTTTATACGGCAGATAAAAGACTTTGAAGATATTTTGTTTGATATGGGTGACGGCATTGGGAAAGGGTACTCAATGCTTGAAATTGCCAATGATGACAACGAAAGCGGCTGGGCGCATATCGATAATACTTGGTTAATTGATACCGTACAGCACCGCCCTGCTGAATGGTTTACCGTGCCACCTGATAAGCGCAATCAATTACGCCTGAGAGACAATACCGCTTATGGGCAAACTTTGCAGCCGTTTAGCTGGATTAGACATATTCACCGGGCGAAGTCTGGCTATGTGGCGCGGGCGGGTTTGTATCGTGTTTTGACGTTCCCTTATCTGCTTAAAAATTATGCGTTAGGGGATTTAGCGGAATTTTTAGAAATCTATGGTTTGCCAGTGCGTATGGGAAAATATCCCAATAATGCCACCGAGAAAGAAAAAAGCACCTTATTGAATGCGGTTGTGCAAATGGGTCATCATGCGGCGGGCATCATCCCTGAAAGCATGAGTATTGAATTTTTGGAGGCGGCAAGCGGGCAATCAGACCCTTTTGAAACCATGATACGGTTTGCAGAATTGTCGATGTCTAAGGCAGTTTTAGGGGGGACACTGACCAGTCAGGCAGACGGCAAAACTAGCACTAACGCATTGGGTACAATCCATGCGAATGCGATGTGGGAAATTACGGTATCCGATGTGCGCCAGTACGCCAGCACTTTGACCAGTGATATTGTCTATCCTTTGGCAATGCTTAACTTGCCAAACATAACCCCCGCAAAAGCCAAACGCTTTAAATTTGAATTTAAAACGGCTGAAGAAGCTGAGTTACCCTCATTTGCAGATGCGCTTAATCAGTTCGCACTGGGCTTGCAAAAGATTGTGGAAATGGGTTATCCCGTACCCATGAGCTACATCAATAATATGCTGCATATCCCAATGCCGATTGACAATGAAGCTATCTTAATCCCTAAACAGCCCAGTGTTGGTGCACCACCCGCCGCCGCCCGCGCCATCTTGAAAGCACTTCCCAATCCTGCATTAGATGATTGGGAACAGCAAATTGACCCGCTGCTAGACCCTGTTAAACAAGCCATTATGAACGCCCAAAACCCAGAAGAATTACTGAATATCTTAGGCAGTTTAGCGGGCGAAATGGACGCAACCGAATTACAAGCGGCATTGACCTCAGTAACGTTTAAGACTTATGTAGACGGGCTGGGTAATGGTTAAGTTCGCGTTTGGTGAACCGCCCGCCGATGCGGTTGATTATTTTGAAGCGAAAAAGCTAGGGGATTTATACGCCTTTGACCATCGGGACGTATGGAAACGTGAACATGTCACTAACTTTGTCGTAGCGAAAGCGACACAATTAGATGTGCTCACCACCTTGCATGAGGCTGTTCATCAATCCATCCAAGACGGCACGACTTTACGCGATTTCAAAAAAAATCTGCAACCGAAACTTGAAGAATTGGGTTGGTGGGGAAAGCAATCAGTTATTGACCCCGTGACGGGGCAAAGCGTTGAGGCGCAATTAGGTAGCCCGCAACGCTTAGAAATTATCTACGACACCAACAAGCGACAAGCCCAACATGCGGGCAAATGGCAGCGCATTGAAGCAACTAAGCGGGCGTTGCCTTATCTGCTTTATCGGCTTGGCTCGTCCAAAGAACACCGCCCCGAACATGCTGCATGGGATGGTATTTGCCTCCCTGTTGACCACCCATTTTGGAAAACTCATACGCCTATGGATGGTTACGGCTGCAAGTGTTGGGTTCAACAAATCTCAAAAAAAGATTTTGAAAAAATGCAGAATGAAGGCGTGAATGCCTCATTGGGCGAACAAGAAATCAATCCCAATACGGGCTTGCCCACGGGGCGCATCATTCGCCAAAAAATCCCACTGATTACGGAAGCCCCCAAGATTGAACTGATTGAATGGAAAAATAAGCGCACGGGAATTATCGAACGTGTACCTAAAGGCATAGACCCCGGCTTTGATTTTAATCCGGGTCAAGCGCGGTTTGAATCTTTGGCGAAAATGCTTGAACAAAAAGTGCAAGCCGCCCCGCCTGTAATCCAAAAACCGTTCGCACAAAATTTTGTGGAAACTTATAGCAACTTATATTTAGCCGCTGCGGATGTCGCGATTGCAGAACAAAACGCAACAATGACAGCGATTTTTAATTATTGGCTTAAAGTTTATGGGATTAAAATATGAGCGAAATCAGCGTTGAAATAAATATCCCTGAGCTTGAGGCGTGGATTAATAAATTGGGGGATTTCCCACGCCGTGAATTGATGCAAATCATCGCGGTGAAATCTGAAGAACAGGTCAAAACTAGAATTAATGAAGAAAAGATGTCGCCTGTGGGTGCGCCGTGGGCGGCGTGGTCAGACGCTTATGCTAAACGCAGACCGTCTGGAACAAGCCTGATGGTGAATACAGGGGATTTGTTGCAGTCACCCACGGGGCAGGTGACAGGTGATGATGAAATAATGGTCAGCACCAATGTTCCCTACGCTCGTCGTCAAAATGATGGGGGTGGGGGAATACCAGCACGCCCGTTTATGGGCTTATCGCAGGAAAATATAGCGGAAACAAAGGATTTGGTGGCAGCGTGGTTTGAAAGTTACCTAGGGGAATAACTCGTCTTGTTCTTCGGGTGGGGCGTTTTTGCGGGGGCGACCACGATATAAAGCTTTGGCGTGTTTGGGAGTGATGCCGTATTGCTTTGCGATGTCTTGCATGGCTCTGGTGATGTCGGTTCGCAGGGCGGCAACGCGGGCGTTGTTGTCGGCATAAGGAGTGATGTAAACCTCTTCACCTTGCCAAATTTTGCGAATAGTTGAAATCGCATTATCAATGACTGGCTTGGCTTCCTCACCTAGTTCCTTCGCTAAGATGCTAGATAAATCGTTAAAGAATACATTGGCTTCGCACATCATTAATCCCCAAAAAATCCCTGTCCTGATTATAGCAAAAACCGCCAGCGGGTGCACAACTGGCGGTTTTTAATTGGTTTTGAATTAGGGGTTAATAAACTAAATCACTGCTTTTAAATAAACCTGCATCACCCCGCATCACGCCCGCAATTTCTGTGATTTCTTGTGCATTGTCTTCTGGAACTTCTAGCGTAATTTTTACGAGTTTTTCATCGGCGCGTCTTGCCGCCACCCGCTCCACTAACGGAGCGATGGGAACTAATTTGTAGTCTTGTCTTGGGTTCATGGCGTTCTCCTTTGTATGCCTACAATAATTATAGGATATAAAAAAGCCGCTGGTTAGGCGGCTTGTGAATTAGTGTGGCATGGTTTTTATTTTGTCTCGCAACATCGCTTGTATTTTTGCGATGTTCTCACGGGCTTTCTCAGCGGGGTATTTCGGCGGGGGAAGTGCCTGCTGTTTGGGTCGTGGCGGCAAGTGCTGCATATATTGGGCGGGGGTAATCCACTCGCTAACCTCTCCAAAAATCGCACGGAACGCCTTGTGCAATCGGTCGCTATCCAAGTCTTGTTCCCATCCTATATTCTTGCTCCAGAGGGTTTCAATCCATACCTCCGCTAAAGGTATAACTTGGTCAGCGGCGGGGCGATTGGCGACGTTGAGTCCATATAAAGTCTGCACCCCACTAATAATGATGTTTGCAAACCATAAGGGCGGTTGTTCGCTTTTCACTTGTATTTCTCCCTTAATCCATCAAGCCCCGATATCGCTGCCATTGTCTTACTTTGTGGGAGCGTCTTCTGGAATGCGGGGTTTGCAATCTGTTGCGCCGTCTGAACGCTACGAGCTTCCACACTACGCATAACCGACTTAAGGTAATTATGGTTTTTCAACGGCTCTAATTGCCCCTTGGCTTGTATTGCTTCCGCTGTCTCTGTTAGGGCAGCGGCTAATGTATCTTGCGAAAGATAAGGTAATGATAAAACCTCTTGCACAATGCGTAATGCCTTGTCGTCCGCTAAGTCACGCGCCCCCCGAAACAACCCTAGATAGCTCACAATTGCAGTCTGCATTGGTTTAGCTTGCGAAAAAATCAGACCGAATAAATCAGACCGTACTTGATTGAGCACGATATGCTCAAGGGTTAATTTTGCCTTACAACATGGGCATTTTATTTCCATCTTCATCTCCAAAAAAAGGGCGCGGTGTGCGCCCTGTGAAGTTAGGTTATGGTTGCTGGTTATTCGCTTCAGGTTTTTCGTGGGGTCTTACCATCCAATCCACACAAGCCCAGAACCCCGAGCAGTACGCATCTCGCATAAACTCTTTGTTGTCACGCAGTCTTTTTGATAGATCGACAGAGTGACGTACTTTGTTTAGTGTATCGTTGTACCATTCCTCAAATTTCGCATCAGATGCTAGTTTTCTTACACCACTGTTCATATCCAGTCCTTAGGGGCGCGATGCGCCCCGTGAATTAGTGTTTTTTGCCAGCCATAACCACGGAATGGTTTGCGAGGACTTTGTTGATCTCCTCGTACACCATGTTGATGACGAAGCCCGGTGGCAGTCCCTCATTGCGAGCAACAACCTCTACTGGTAAGAGCATCTCGCTGACTAAGCTGACAATCTCCTCCGCTGTGAATCCAGTTTTCCCAAACAAAGAGAGTATTCTTTCCTTGATTTCCGCTCTTTTCTTTCGGTCTCCAAGGTCTGTCTTTAGTGTGACTTTGACGTATTGGGTCATGATGCTTTCACCTTCGCCTTCGCAATTTTCGCAGGTTTGATAATCACCGCCTCAGTGAGAGGTGAAAGTCGCATATATTTGGGTTTTAGCTCCTTGCATAGCTCTTCCCATTTGGCTTTAACCGCATCTTTGATGACGCTATGTGTCGTTTTAACCGCCCACGCCATACCATAATCCAGTAGTTCCTTAGCCGCCGCAGACTCGTCATCAATAACAAGGGACGTGGGAACGTCTCGATAAGATACTTTTGCGACTTTGTAATCCATCGTCTTTTCGCCTTCCGGGAAAATATCTTTGTGGGTGAGCACATAGGCTTTGATTTTTGGTTCTAAATCCACCATCAATGCAACATCATTAAGCACTAATTCCGTGTACGTATTCGCGGTTTCTAGCAAGGCTGTATTACAACTTGCTTGTGCTATTTCGACGCGGTTTTGTGCTGCTGTGAACAATACGAGTGCTTCTTTGAGTTTATCTTCTGACTCGATCTCAAACTCAGGAGATGGGGATTTGGTTGTCCGACCGCTGACTTTTTCGATTGCATTTTTTACCAGATCGTACAAATTAGCCATTGCGCCCGTCCTTTTTTGGTTTCGTGGTTTCTTGGAAAAGTTGATCCGCCTTAATCCAGCACATCCCAATAAAAACATGCGTTGGAATGCGTTTATCGTTATGGATGATGCGGATTATGTTGCCCGTGAACACCTGTCCGCATACACCGTGATGGTAACTAGCACGCATCCCGACAATTAACTCAGCAGGGTTTAGTCTTACTTTTTTACTAGCCACGACGTTGCTCCCATAATAATTTCGCCAAATCCAACGCCCCTTTAAAATAAGCGCGTTCCACTCCAGTCAATTTGTCCTCTGATTGACTGTTTGCTCTTGCTGATGTTTTGAGCTTATTGCTGAGTAAATTAATTAAATCAGCCAGTTGGTCGTGGTGAAATGCTGTTTGCACAAACCCCTTTAAGGGTTGCTCCCCTCTGGGCTTCGATGGCGGTGTGCCGTTAGTAACCGCCATGATTGCACTCCGCAAACTCGACTTCGCCTAGTTCCTCTGCTAATTCTAGCCCCGCCAAAATCGCAGCTTGCCGTGGCAATAAAGGCAAATAATCCTGCGGATAATCCCGTATTGCCTCACTGCCAGCCATTGCTAACTCTTCAATTCCCGCCGTCGTCCATAATGTATGGTGATGAGATAAAAAGTAATCCAAGCCAATGCCGTAATGCTCTAGGATTGGGTTGGCGGCGTAAATCTTGGCGAGCAAGTCGGGGCAGGGAAACGCCCAGTACGCATAGTTATCAAGTTCCGTTCTTAGGACGCTTAATCTTTCAACAGCGGCGGGCGTAAAACGGGGTCTCTCCAAAAGACGGCTAACTTCATCCAATGCGCCCCGATGTTGGTCGGGGTTGCGAATGGCATTGTTGCTGGGGATGTGGATGTAATTAAGCATCGCAATCCTCCGCTGTGGCTCTTATCTGCTGATACACACGCAAGCGTGTTTGCACATCGAAATTACACTTTGTGATTGCATCAGTGGCTATTATGTTTTCGCTCAAAAACCAATCGATACCGATAGCTCTCAGCGAACTTTGTAGTGTTTTGTACTCGCTACGGGTACAGTTGGTTAGCGTAGCTGCATACACGCCATCAAGATTGTGCGTGTCATATAAATCAACATGCACATCCCCATCCCGGTTGCTTAGCATGACCGTAAGCCTGCTATAGAGTGCACTTTTGCGGGCGCGTGCGAATATGTCCGCAATCTCTCCCGTAATGATGGAAACGTTGCTGCTCATCTCTGCACCATCGCGGCAATTAAGTCCGCATTAATCTTGTCACTTCCAATCGCCGCCGCCTTATTGAGTGCGGCAATCACCAGATTGTTGACAATCAAGGGGTAGGTCATACTTTCCACACCCGCCTTACTGGACATGGAGAGCGCGGCTTGAATTGCCCCGTAAGCGTTATCCTCAAACACATCCGTTAGGTTGACTTGGCAGCGGGCGAACTTGTGCTTGAGATACTTACGCAAGTCATCGCCACTCAGTGGTTTGAGTTCGACAATCTCGCAACGGCGCACGACTTCCCGCGCTTCATCGTTGCGTTCTGATAACTTGTTTTTGAGGATTTCAGGTTGCGCAATCAGGATTATTGAGATTAAGCGCGTAAAGCCATACTTAAGTTCCCAAATCCGTTTTAAGAACTTAATAGTGAGGAGGTGTAAATCATGTGCCTCCTCAATTAATAAGCAGTGCGAACCGCCATTTTTTAGGGAGTCCGTGAGTACGGTTTCGGCTCGGCGCGACTTCCATTCAAATTTCTGGGGCGTTTTGTCGCTCCCTGAAACGTCATAAATAATCGCATCGCAGATATAGCTTGCGGTCAATCTGCCCTTATCGATACAGCGCGGTTGCACGACCACAGTCTTGTTGCCCTCAACGCGCAATTTTTCAATCAGGTCGTCTTTGAGCGTGGACTTTCCTGCACCCGACTCGCCCACTACTGCCAAAAACCCACCGTGCAAAGCGGCTTGTAACATGGTCTCTTGCACATATAAGGTGTCGGTGGATTTGAACACATCGTTGCGACTTTGCACGTCGTCAATAAAGGGGTGTCGCTTTCCTAAGCCAAACTTATCGCGGGCGGCTTGTGTTAAAATCTCTCTCTGTGACATCGTAATCTCCTTAGATTTGGGTGTTGCGGCGGTGTGGTCTGTCTTCAAACTTTCCCACGCCGCCTTAATTTCTACGGCATCAACGCCGCGTCCTGTTAAATATTCCGTGACCTTGCTTTCAATTTCATCTCGTGCCATCAGGCGCGGGAAAATCCCTTGCCCTAACATCTGGCTGGTTGCCGCTGCTGAAAGCGGCTTACCGTTGGCTTGAATAAGCACTTGTCGTAACGCAGACTGCGTAACGCCGTGTTTAGCCATTACTTGCTTTAACAACATTAAGTTTGCTCCTTGTTGTTAATTTACTGACAATCTCTTCAACCTCCGCCGCTGTGACGCTGGGGTATTGGCGGTTAATGAAGTCCATCTCATCTTTGGTAACGCTTCTGCCAAGCACCTCTAATAACATGATGCGAATCTGTATCTCGTTAAGCTTTGGCAGTTCAACTCGCATGTCTGGGGTCTTGAGAGCCACCCCGCGCCGTGGTAAATGCTCAGGAATATTGGCTTGCTCAATATCTGCAAACGGATTGATGTCGGTAAAAGCAGGAGCTTTTTGTAAACGTCGCTTGTCTGCTTCAATAATCGATTCTGTGCCATACGCCGCTTTCCGCATTGCCTTTTTGGTTTGTTCCGCAGCCGTATCGGGTGCAGACTTGTGCTCCTTGAACAACACGGGTGCACCAATCTCGAAGCCTGCAATATCCAATTTAATCAGCGGGCATTCGTGATGCGTTTCCACTCCATCCCGCCCCGCTAAAGTCACAATCACACAATCATCACGATAAGGATTTGTCGCTACGGTGACGTATTCCCCAATCCGTACCGCCTTGATGTCGCGCACGGAATATTGCTGACCCTCATACTCAATACACAACTTAGGCTTGACGACACGCTGCTCTGGCTTGCTGCGTAGAACTTGCTGACACTTTTCTAAGGGCGGGCAAATCCGCAATTGTTGCGGCGCAATTGTTGACCACATCGCATAACGGGTATGACCGTGGCGGCTGTGCACATTCAGGTTTTTATCGCTTTGAAAGGCGACTTGAAAAGCACGGGCGGCTGCATTGAGTTGCGCCAGTGATTGCACGGGGCGCATGTACAACACGCTTTCAAAGTTACGCTCTACGATATTTTGCAAACCTTCCACACTTCCCGTTGCCTGTGCGTTGCCAGGTAAATGGTGACGGTAATCAACCCCTAACCAATCAAGCAAAGACTTGGAAGTATTGGCTTGATGTGCGCTTGCCGCGTCAAAATACAGGCAAAACGGAACTCCAAAAAACGGCTTGTTGTCGCGCTGAATCATTGCGTCAACGAACACGTTAAAAAAGTTACTGCTGCTTTCCGTGCCATTAACATAGGTCAGGAAAAACGCCCCTGAATAGTGGTCAGTGACAAGGTAACGAGTCACGCGGCTGTCGCTAATCTTTGCAAGGTTTTGCGGTTTTTTAGCGTTGAACTTGCGTTCATCCATGACTTGCATTGCGCCGTTTTTGAGGTAATAAATCACGCAGGTTGACGCATCGATTTGCCAGACTTGATTAGGGTGTTCAGTCCGCATCGGGATATAACCACGCGGTTGTGCCAATTGCGAAGGATGCACGCCAATATCTCGCATCACGTCCGCTAATCGCCCAGCGGTAATATCTGCACTCAGTAATCCGTTTGCCATTGCGATATTTTTCGCCTTGTCGAAAGTCAATAGACGCTTACCGTTTTGTCGTTTGGATTGCTCCATAAGGTTTGCAATCGCAATCACTTCCGAATCAGGGACGACACACTTGCCTTTGTCAGCTCTCACCTTACGGTCTGCTTTGTAACCAAGCTCTTCTAAATCCCGATAAACCTGATTACGTGACAGTCCTAGGGTGTCAATTGCCTGCTGTATTAACTGCCCTTTTTCGCCGTGCTTTGCTTGTTGCAAGTCGGTGATAAGCTGCTGGTAAATGGCAAGGGCATAAGCTGAGAGTGACATGTGCTAGTCCTGTACGTCGTCGGGGATGTTGTCCATCCAAGACGTATTCATGACGCTTGGCACTTCTAATTGATACTCGACTTGCATTGACTGCAATTCTGCAATCAACATCACCACCGCTTGTCCACATTGCAATTGGATATGTTCGGGGGCGTTGGCTTGTTGAATCTCAATAATCTGTTTTCTCAACCGCATCATGTCTACAGATAAGACGCTATTAACCAAGCTAGACAGTTTGTCAGCGAGCTTATTGTTAAGGACATCAATCCCGTCTACGCCGTTATCATTCCCCAGTAATACCGCATTGGCGGCTTCTAATTCAGCTACGGTTTTATCGCGTTTTTGAATCTCAGCGGTTTTTTGGGCGATGACTTTATCCTTAACTTCTAAAGCACGTTCTGCATTTTCGGCTTTGGCTTTAAGTTCTGCTTTTTCGCGCTCGTGCTTTTTTGACTGAGTTTCAAGCAATTCCAAAATAGATTCCTTGACCGCCTCTTTATCTCCAGTGTCTACTGTGACTTGCTCAATCACTAGGTTTCTGTCTTCGTCTGGCATCTGTCTAAGCTTGCGAAGGTCACGTAAACCGAGACCTATTTGCTGCATTGACTCAAGGGCTTCGCTTCCAAATGCCTCTAGGTTTAGCAAGTCTTGGTCTATTTTTTGGCGGCTATAACCTAGCTCGTCACAAAATTCCTCAAAAGTGCTAACCGTTAGCAGTTCGCCATTTGTTGACTTTCTAGGCAACCCCTTGTAAAGCTTGAGTTCCTTTACTCTTTTGATGTCGGTTAAACTGCTAACCGTTAGCAGATTTGCAACACCACGAGCTAATTGAATGCGACCAATAAGCTGATTTGCTATATCGCGATCCGCTTGTGCTTGTTTAGGATTGATTACCTCATCCATTGGAATCGGCTCAATTGCCTGCGGAATAGTTTGTTTCGGTCTTGCCATGATTACCTCCTCAATATCGACTTGCGATTTTCTGTATTCGTCATCCGTCATGATGATTTAATAACCCTTAGTGATTCCGCTAAAGTTTTTTCTATGGACATTTTTAAACTGGCTGAATACGCACGGAACATATCCAATACTGCTTTCCCGTGCCGCCACCTGTCCCCTTCTCTTTCCACAAACCCTTGCAATTCCAAGTTGTATAAATCCCTTGTCACTTGCACGGCACTACTCTCTGTCATCAACGCTATCTGTGTAATCGTAAGCCCGTCTAATTCATGTCCAGTCAAGGACGCTAGTATTGTTAGGACTCTTTGTTGCGATGCGTTGGTGTAATCAGCCATGCCCTCCCCCTAATTTACTTAGGAGGTCATAGCCTGTTACTTCATGTATTTTTCTAACAATCTCTTTTCCTAGTTCACCTTTCGGGGGTGAATTTCGGCAAGTAACACGACGTAATGTAGCTTCAACTGTTCTCGGGTTGAAACCGTGGTATTGAGCAAATGAGTACACACAATACCGCTCATTTTTTAGAGCTTTTTTGACTTCGGTTAATAGCTGGTTCATTTGTTATACTGTAGTGAATATTGGTACAGTGATTGATATATTAGAACAAACGTTCTTAGCAGTCAAGAACAATTGTTCTGGTAAAAGGAGTGCAAAAATGAGCACGGTAGGCAGCAGAATTAAAAAAGAGATGCTTAGATTGGGTTATGACTCTAGTGAAATCAGCAAGATAGCTGGGGTAACTGAACGCGCCCAGTATAATTACGAGAATGATATTCGTAAGCCGAAAACTGAATATTGGGAAGCAATTGCCAAGGTAGGAACAAACGTTCAATACATTATAACTGGTGTGGAATCGTCAGTTTCTGTCGAAAAAGCGACAGATGAAATCAAAATGTGCGAATTAGAGGACACGCTAGAGATGATTTATAAGCAGGTAGGTGATGCCTTGGTTGTGGTCAAGCGAATGAGAGGTTTACGATAAATGCGGGGTGTTAGTTTATTGGTTGGGGTGATGTTTGCGCAGGCTGTTTTTGCTGAGGAAACACCACCCCCAAAACCACAAACCTACTTATATGAGTGGTATTCACCTTACACAGGAGTCAAAATTTGGGCAGGCGAGCCGCCAGAGTCATGGGGAAAGCCTCCTAAAGTGGTGTGCATTTGGCAAGAATCAAATTCGTTAGGTTGCTACGATTACTCACTCCCTGAAACCCGCCAGTTTTTACAAAACAAAGCGGCAATTCAAAAGCAACAAACTGCGGATTGGGAGGCATACAAAGCCAAAGAAGCCACCATGAAAGCAGAGAAGGAACACAAAGAATTATTAGCTAGCGAGTCTGGCGAAATGCGTGATGTTCTTAGTAAATCCAAGTCGCGTGAAATCCAAAGAATTGGCATGGGGACAGCGCAAACCGTGGCAGATAGGATTATTGAAATTGCAGAATTATCGCCCCGCATTCAGAAATACCTATCCAGCGGATTACTCAGTGCTGCATCTGTTGCTATATCCAAGATAACTGTAGCAAGCGCAGGCGTGATAAATCCTAAAACAAACATTGAAAAGCTATTAAATAGTTCAGAACCCACAGATAAAGCACTGGGCGAACGAGCGCAAGCCGCTGTTGGCGAGATGGGAGTGTCTATGTTTACGGGTAATGATAGCGATGTCACCAAAGGCATTGCGTATTATGTTGCACAATATGTATCAGCCCTAGAACTTGCCAAAAAATCACAACCCCCTAAAACGCCCTAGAAGCGTTTCTAAGCCCCAATCCTACCCAATCCCCCTACTTTACCGCTAGACCCCTTTTATAAAGTTTTATAAAAGCCTTTTTCGCAGTCTTTAACTTCAGGTTTACCCCCGCCCCGCCAAAATCTTGCTGACAAAATAGTCAACAGGACAATCTCGTCTTTTTTCTTTGCTTTCTGGCTTGTCAAAATGCAGCCATGAACACGAAATCACACTCCAAAATCGGCATAGCACTCTGTCGGCTTAACTCAGATTCAGCAGCGGCGTTTCAGCTTTTCCCCGCTGGGCGGTTTCGCGCCACTGACGGTCGCCCCAAAGACTGCGAAGGCTGGATAGTTGACGACCCCGCCGCTTTGGTCGCCCAAGCCAAAGCGAAAATCAATGATTTTGAAATTGATTATGAGCATCAAGGCATGTTGTCTGCCCAAAACGGACAACCCGCGCCCGCTGCTGGCTGGTTTAGTGGGGCGGCTCTGGAATGGCGTGATGATGGGATGTATGTGGTTTCTGCCAAATGGACAGCCCGCGCTACCGAATTTTTAAAAGCCGACGAATATCGTTATATCTCCCCAGTGTTCCGCTACGACCCCAAAACGGGAAAGGTTTTGGAGCTGCTTAGTGTTGCCCTGACCAACACCCCCGCCCTTGACGGTATGCAAGCCGTGGTGGCGGCGGCAAGTCAATTGATTAACCCACAGGATAATTCTATGGATTTACTCGCAAAATTAATTGCACAGCTCGAACTCCCGGAGGGGTCTGATGATGCAGCCGTTGAGGAGGCTGTTAAGCAACTTCAACAAGCCGCCGCTGATGCTGCCGCCGCTGCCGCAAAAGATAAACCAGTCGATAAGACAGACCCTGCTGCATGTAAAGCTGAGGATGATTTAAAAACCGAATTAGCCAAAGAAGTCGCTGCTTTGCGTGCCGAACGTGATGCAGATGTACGTGACCGCTTGATTACGGATAACCCCGCAAAGCTTTCGACTCCCGGACTTAGAAAATGGGCGCAAACCCAAACATCGGTGGCTTTAAAAGCATTTTTATCCGATGCCCCCGAAATTGCTGCCCTTACGCAATCCCAAACGGGTGGGAGTAATGCTGCCGCCACTTCAAAAGTCGAAATGAGTGATGACGACAGAGCGGTGTGCAGAAGCATGGGGCTTTCAGAGGAATCATTTTTGAAGACTAAACAAGGGAGAACTTAGTCATGCCTGGATTAACAGCACCCCGCGTTAAAACCCGTCGCTTAGGCAGTGACGAATTACTTGATTTCCCCGTTAAAGCAAATGCCGTGATTTATCAAGGCGCAATGGTTGCGCTGCAAACAGGTTATTTAGTTCCCGCAACTGCTGCCACAGGTTTGCTTGTATTGGGGCGGGCTGAAGACTCTTATGACAACACGGGCGGCATTGATGGCGCACTGACAGGGTTAATCCTGAATAACTTTATCTTCAATTGGGACAACAACACCAGCACAGACGCATTAACACAGGCAGATGTCGGCTTAGATTGCTATGCCGTAGACGACCATACCGTAGGCAAGTCCTCATCGGGACGTAGCAAAGCGGGGAAAGTCGTTAAGATTGAAGGCAATCAGGTCTGGGTAGCACAAGGATTGGAGTATTTATAATGCAGGTCACACCAAATTTACTGAAATCGCTCGAAAATGGGTTCAACACCGCGCTTATTGACGGTCTTAACTCATATCTCCCCAATACTTATTGGGCAAAAATCGCAATGGAAACCCAATCTAAGCACGCCGAGGAAAATTATGGCTGGTTAGAAATGTTTCCCGGCTTGCGCGAATTTGTAGGACAACGGGTTATTAATAATCTTTCCAGTGTCCCTTATACCGTCAAAAACAAGACTTTTGAAAACACGATTGCTGTCAAACGCACTGCCATCGAAGACGATGCCATTAATTTGTATGGCAACGTATTCCGTATGCAAGGCGAAGCTGCTGCCATGCACCCCGATGAAATGATGTTTGCAAAAATCTTAGGCGGTTTCGATGCAACGGGTGGGCTGGCATACGACGGACAGTATTTTTTTGATGCTGATCATGTGGGATATGCCGCTAATAAAGCTGAAATCTCTTATTCAAATGTTCAAGCTGGCTCATCTCCTCCTTGGTTATTGCTTGATTTACGCCGCAATTTTATGCGCCCCTTCATTATGCAAAATCGCAGCACAGTTGAGTTCGCAGCACAGAACAAGCCTGAAGATGACAACGTGTTTATGCGTGATGAACACCTGTATGGGGTTCGCGTGCGTTACAACGCAGGCTATGGATTCCACCAGCTCGCACTTGGCAGCAAAGCGGAATTGACGGCTGACAGTTACAGAGCTGCTCGCACTGCCATGATGACGCAACGCCGCCCCGATGGTAATCCGCTCCCTGTTATCCCGTCTTTATTGGTGTATGGGCCTACTAACGAGTACGCCGTGAAGAAGTTAATTAATAGCGACAAGTTAGATAGCGGTGCATCAAACCCGTGGTTTCAAAGCGTGCCGACTTTAATGGTCGAGTGGATGCAATAGGGTTCAGAAAATGGCTAAAGAAACTGAAATCAAAGAAGTTGAAATTAAAGTGGCTGTCACCAGCCGCAACGAAGGCTTTCGACGGGCGGGGCAAGTGTGGACTGCGGAACGTAAGGAAACCACAGTCACGCCTGAACAGTTGTCGGTCTTGCAAAGTGAAAAAATGTTGATCGTAGAAGTTTTGCCACCTGAAAAAGGAGTGAAAAATGAAGCAACTTAAGCAAATCCTAATCGCCTTAATGATGCTGCTTGCCAGTTATCAAGCCAGTGCTTACGAGCTTAACGGCAATTACTGCTGGATGAATCATGAGTATCACTTAACTATGCCCGCTACAGGCCCAGTGATAACTGATAATTTTTACCCAACCCTTAGAGACGCAATTGTCGAAGTGGAACGCACGGCGGGCGTGGTTACAGCCAAAGAGGCGGCGAACAACTGCAAGCTAGACAACCTATTTTTGCGGCATCCCAAGACCAAGGAATTACTCGCAAAGATTACGATTAGCTCTGAGATTGTCTGTAAAGATGTGGTCATTAAAAAATGATTACCGATAGCGTCGCCCTCTTATGCCCTGATGCCAACAGCAGCCAAATTACCGCCGCTGTGCAAGCCGCCCTGTTTAATTACTCGTCACAAAACCCGCCCGAAATCATGGCGATATGTGCCGCGACTGACTCGGTGGTCGAACTTCCCAGCGATTGGGTGGCGGGCTTAAGTAATGTGGTGACGCTTGACCCTGTGCTTGTTCCCACGGCTTCGCAAGGCGCGGGCGCGGGCGCAATCACAGCCGCTTTTAATGGTACGTCTTTAGGAGCATTCACGACCTTGGAAGTTTCGGGCGCGAATGTTGACGCATCACTTAGTGGGGGCGTGTTTCACATCCAAACCCCGCCCCCTACTTTTTCGATTTCAAGTTTCACGGTTTCGCCTGCGGTCTTGGAATACGGCAACGTCTCGCAAGCCGTAACTTTATCATGGGCTTATAGCGGACTTGCGCCCACCAGCCAAACGCTTAACGGCACGCCGCTTGACCCCGCACTACGCACTTTGGTGGTAGATACCAGCGTTTCAAACTTCGCCTTGGTGGCAAATTCGGGGGTAAAAACTGCAACGCGAAGTGCAAGTCTTGCTTATGCCAGCCGTGTTTACAGTGGCAATAGCACAGATTCACATCTTGCGGATTTAAGTAGTTTAGTGGGTGTGTTGAAAGCCAATGCCAGCGGTTCATATAACTTTGCAGCGGGGGCGGGCGTGTACAAATACATCGCAATCCCCGCAAATTACGCGACAGTGAACCCCGACACAGGCTTTATTGATACGTCCACAGGCTTTCCTGTGAGTTTCGACACGCCTTATTCCGTACTTACCACCAATGGGTATGGGTATGAACAGAATTACAACGTCTACCGAAGCTTCAACAAGCTCAATGGGGCGATAACGATTAGGGTTTAACGATGCCGATACGTGGACATACAACCGTCGCCGCGCCTTTGGGGCAAACCGACGAGAGCGATGTGTATGCCACGCATGAGGCACGGCGCGGCAAGGGTGGATTAGTCACAGGGCTGCAAAGTCTTGCTGACCGTGACGCGATACCCCCCGAAAGACGCGATGCAGGAATGATAGTGTATGTGCCTGACACTTTACGGCACTACCTCCTCGCTCCTGATTTAGTGACTTGGCAAGCCGTTAATTTCGGGGCTGCCAGCAATAATTTATACGTTCCCAGTCGCGCCGTGTCGAGTGATGCGGTGCTGGGAATAGAAGATTACAGCGTGTATGTGTCTGCTAAAGACAACGCTGTCACCGTATTTCTACCGTCGTCCGCAGCCATTGGCAATGGGCGGCGTTATGAAATCACTGCCACAGACTTAAGCTTCGCAATCACACTGCAATCGTCAGCAGGTGAATTAATCAGTGGTGATGCAAGTTATAGCTTTGGCAGTGTTTATGACTCGATTGTTGTCGAGTCGTTTAATTCAAACTGGTTTATCAAATAAGGATTTAAACATGTCTTATATTCAATCTGTTCGCGCTCCTGGCTCTGCTAAGTTTATTGGCAATATCGCTGTTGTTGGTGATGTGCCTGTGTCCCCCGCGAAGGGCGACATCTATCACTTGACGGGTGATGTCACTATCAGTGGCACGGCTTTTTTAAGCGGCAATGAAATCATCTACACGGGTAGCGCGTGGGAATTGCTGGGCAAGGATGGTTATGCCACCAAATCCGTGACTGCCAACTACACCTTGACCCTGTTTGACCAAGTCGTCACCGTTGCTGCAACATCCGCTGCGGTTGCTGTGACCTTGCCAGATGCCACCGCAAACGCTGGCAAAACTTACATGGTTAAAGCGACTGACATCACTAATGCAGTGACTTTAGTTCCTGCGGGCAGTGACACGATTGAGGGTGTGGCGGGTGCTTATGCTTATGCAAGTGCAGGCGACAGCTTAACCGTGGTTGCGACTGCTGGTAATTGGGCAATCGTCTAAGTTATTTCAGGGGCGGAAAGCCCGCCCCTTGAAGGAGAAAATTATGACGTATCTTAAACGCAGTGATGGGGCGGTCAAGTTTCTTGGGGGACTTGCTAAGACGGAAATCCTTAGTCTTAGCCCCGGTGTTGGCGACGTTGTCCAAGTCGGCGCGAACATTGATCTGTACGATGATGGCAATATGGTCTTCGCAAAAGACTCGATGATTATCTTTAACGGCAATAATTGGATGCCATTTAGCGGATTGACTCAACTCAACGGAGTTGATGAGTACGATTTAACCAGTAGCCTTACCTTGCCACCTTTGTCGAAGCGGGTGTTTGTTGATTCAACCTCCGCCGCCGTTACTATTACCTTACCTACCATCGGTAATAGCCGTATGCCAGATATTGTTATCATCGCCCGTAAACTGGTTAATGCGATTACGGTTATCCCCAACCCTGATGATGCCATCGATCAGCAGCATATTAATGGCAATCCATCGTATAGCTTCTCGAGTGAGCGGGATGCAATTACCCTGACTCAGGGACAACCTAACGGCTGGGCTATCATTTAAGTTCAGTTTCTACCACCTGATTTATGGGTGGTAGATTAGAGGTCTATGCAATGGATTACACCCTAACCCGCGCCCCCGACATCCTCACCCTAACCACGCCCACGCCTTACGTGCGCATGGTTTACACGGGCTTGTGGACGGCTGACAACTTAACCCCCGCCGCAGAACAAGCGGTTGCCTTGCTTGCCGCCGCCGCACTTTATGATCAGCTTGCGGGTAGCACCATAGACCCACTTCAAAGCACACGTTTTTCGCAATTAGCAAATAATTATAGACAGCAATATTTAGGCATTGCCCCGCATAATTGCGGTGTTTACGCCACCCCTACAAAATTATTAAACCGTTTTGGCGCGACGGAATTAGCGCAACTGTGCAAGATTCCACAAGCCGATTTGTTCGCCCAACAAATTTTGGCGCAGCAATCAAGCCCCACAGTTTACAAACCAGAAGAAACTATGAAAGCGAAAGCCGCCGTCAGCTTGCTGTGTCAAGCCTGTGTCGATGCGGACGCTTATATCACTATTTATTTATCGCGTTACACCACCCCCATTCCACGCCCACTGGTTGACGTGGCGACTAATGCCGCCTGCGATTTAGCGCGTTGGCAGTTATGGGATAAAGGCGAACTAACCGCCGATAACGTCGTTCAACGGCGGTATGAGTCAGCTACGAAATTATTAGAAGACGTGCGTGATGGCTTGGTTCGCACGGGCGACGAGCAGGGCAACTTTGTGCAAATGGTGAACACGCCACGGCGGAGCTGGTAATGGCTTTTTTAGACTTGCAGCCTGACTTAATTGCTCGCGTTCAAGAGGCGTTGCCAGATTATCAAGTGCTACCAGGCATCAGTATTAATGGTTTTTTGACGCTTAAATCTAATTTAGCCCCAGCGATTTTTGTGATTTATGAAGGGCATAGCATCAAAGATACCGCCCGCGCTGGGGCAAGCGTGGCTTATGCACAACTGTGGACACTCATCATGGCAGTGCGTTATGCGGGCGATGACGATGCCAGTTTAGCAATGGCGGCGGCAAATCCCGATATTGATGTGTTGCTGAAAGCCGTCAATGGTTACGCCCCCAAAATGCCTTTTTACCAACCGCTTTATGCAGTTACACCCAAGATTCCCGCGTTCACGGCGGGTAACTTATTTTTACCGTTTTCGTTCAACACGGTTTATACCGTGTCTTCTTAGAGGATTTAATCATGTCAGGATTTATGGGTGCAGGTGATGTATTTGTGCGTCGCACTAATGATGATGGTACGCAAGGGCCGTGGCTGAAAATGGGTAATGTGCCTGTGTTCTCGATTCAACCACAAGGCAAGACGGTATCGCGGGTTAGTACAAGCTACGAAACTTATGGGCAAGTATTAGGGTCGGTGGGGCTTCCTGAGCCAAGCAAACTCATAATTTCATCGGATGAACTTAACCCTGTTAATGTGGGTTTGGCATTACAAGGGATTGTTGAAACCATCGCTGCAAGCGCAGGAAGTGATACTGAAACAATTACCGTTGCAATGGGCGATATGGTCAAACTCAAACATCAAGATGTTTCCAGTGTGGAAATTATTGGGAATCATGTTGAGGGCAAGGACTACCGTTTGTTTGCAGGTGCAGGCATGTTGGAGATTTTACCTAGCGGTAATATTGCTGATGGAACAAGCATTTCTGTTGCTTACGATTATGGCACTAAAGCGGGTTATCGTATTTTGGGGTCACGAGTGGCTTCAATCACCGCTGAAATTATGCTGGATGGACGCAATTTGGAAACGGGTGAATCTGTGGTCGTTACCATTGATAAAGCTATTTTGCAAAGCAAAAAAGAAATGCCATTCATTAGCGGCGATCAAAAATTTGTGACGATGCAGCTCGAAGGGCAAATGCAAACCCTGCCAAGCAAGAAAGAACCTTTCACCGTTACAGTTCGGGGCTAAAAAATGAGACTCGAAACCACAGTAGAAATTGATAGCAAGCGTGCCGCTAAAGTTCGCGAAGTCACTCCCAAAAACTTACGTCAATTTTATAAGTTGATGACGGTTGACCTAGCCAACACCAATATGCAAGCCGTGCTCACTGAACACTGGGATACTTTGCTCAAAGGTTTAGGCGACTGTGTCGAAATGCCCAAAGGCTTAGCGATTGATGATTGTGGACTTTCCACACTGTTAAAAATTTGGGAAGCCTTCAAGGAGGTTAATCCCAATTTTTTGCAACTGATGGACATGTTCGCCAGCAGCCCCGTAATCAGCAAATTGTCAAAAACCTTGAATCCAACGCCTACTACCTCACAGAGCGCGGACACGTCCACGTCTGGGATTACGGACTCTCCTACTACACCCGATGTTGCGAGTTAGCAAACCATGACTAACGAGGTCGCACTATTTTTAAAGCTTGAATTTACCCAGTTTATGCGGGATTTGGCTCGTGCGAAGGGTGAAATCAATACGCTTGGAAGTGGTGCGCCCAGTGATGTGTTCAACGCCAGCGAAAAATCAGCTCGTGAATTGGCGGCGGCAACCCATGACGCAGCCGCCGCTGAAAAAGAACTTGATGCAAACGCCCCGCATAATGCCCGGACTGAAATGCAGAATACGGCAAAGGCGGTTTATCAAGCCCGTGATGCGTTGACGGGTGGCGCATCAACGATGCTTAATACCTTGCAGCAAGTCAGTGATAAGGTTAGCGGTGTTGATGGTGTTATGGCATCTGCCAGCGGCCCTAAAGTGCTATTACAGGGTTTTCTTGCTTTGGCGGCCGTTACCAAAACAATTGAAATATTTGATGAACTCAAAAATAACGTTATTAATACCTCTGCAACTTTCGAGACTTTAGGGGTTCGTCTTAAAACTCTGACAGGTTCACAAGAGGCGGCAAATGCCGCCATGTCGTGGATTAAAGACTTTACTGCCAAGACTCCATTTCAGCTCGACCAAGTCACCAAATCCTACGCGGGGCTGGTCAGTGCAGGCGTAGACGCGAAAAAAATCCTGCCTTCCGTAGGTGATGCGGTGTCAGCAGTCGGGGGCGGCGGGGCAGAAATTGACCGCGTCGTGACCGCCTTGGGGCAGATGAAGACTAAGGGGAAAGCATCGGCTGAAGAATTGATGCAAATTTCCGAAGTGGGCATTCCCGCGATGGAAATCCTCAAGGAAAAACTACAACTAACTAGCAAACAAATGGAGGATTTGGCGGGGTCTGGGGTTTCCGTCGACAAAGCTATTGCCGTCTTAGCCAGCGGGCTTAAAGAGAGATTTGGCGGCGCAATGGAGGCGCAATCAAATACTTATACGGGCATCATGGCAAACATTGAGGACAGTTGGACTCAGTTTTATAGCATGATTGGCGAAGCAGGCGCGTTTGATGCCATTAAAGAAAAAACCAAAGCCGTGCTTGATTATCTTAATCAGGCGTTCAAAGATGGGTCGGCGAAAGAGTGGGCGCAAAACATATCAGCCGTTATGAGTACGGTATTTGCGGTTATATCGCCTGTGCTCAAATTCCCAGTGACGCTTGCCAAAGTCTTTGCATCAACTTATAGCTTTGTCAAAGATTTATTCACAGGTGATTCAATTACTGCGCCTTATCGCAAAGCAGAAGAGGATTATCAAGCCTACGTTAAGTCAGCCCGCGAAAAGCAAGCCGACATCATTTCCTCAGTGAACAAAAAAATAGCACAAGAAGAAAGCAAAAAAAGCGATCAAGAACAAAGTCGCGATTTGCAGAAAATAAAAGACCTTCAAAATCTTATAGAAGTCAAAAAAGAAGCCGCCGAAACCAAGTTCGCCCGCGATGAACAAGGCATTGGCGACGACCTAATTAATAAAATTAGAGACACTAAACAAGCCATTGCTGATATTCAAGACAAGTTTTCAAGCGTTAAGTTTGACCCATTCCGTGGCGGGGCGGTAGGCGGTTTTGCCCAAAATATCGAGAGCATGATGGGCGGGCTAAATAGTCTGTCAGCAGGCTTCCAACAATCTGCTACCAAAGCCCAATTAATGGATCGCCAAACCGCACAATCTGCCACCGAGTCCGCTCGCAAAAGCAGCGAAGCGGAACGCCAGCGTTATGAGCAAACCGCTGCGGCAGCATTGGCGGCTTACAATCGGCAAGTGGCATTGATTAATTCCGAGTCCACAGACGCTGCCACCAAAAACGCAAAATTACGCGCCGCAGAAGAGCAGTTATCACAAGCCCGCAACGCCGCCGCAATGCAAGCCTATCAATCTATCAAGGGATATCGCGATGCTGAGGGTAATGATGTTGTTGCCCTTAACCGCAAAATTGCGCAGGCAGAAACCGCTGCCAGCACGCAATTTATTGCACTCGAAAAAGCCAAGCAAGCGGCATCAAACCAAGCGGCTCAAGATGCGCACGTCAAAAAACTTGAATTGATTAAACTAGAAGGTGGCAAGGCAGAGGAACAAGCTGAAAAATATCGTGAAGCCGATACCAAGCTGTTGCAAACCCGCCTTCAAAATTCGGAAAAAGCTTATCAAGCTATTCGTAATAATCTGCAAAAATCAATGGCGGATTACGACAAGTACCACGCGCAAGTCAAACAATTAGAAGACAGCATCGAAAGCACCAAGACGGGCGCAATCGATAAAGTGCGCGACCTTCGCCGTAAGGATATGAGCGAAGAAGCCGCCGCCGCTGACTTGCGACTTGAAATCAATCAAAAGTTAGCCGCGTCCACAGAAGCGCAAGCGGCGGGCGACACCAAAAAATCACAAGCTTTAGCAGCACAAGCCGAGCAATTGGCGGGTCAACTCAAAGACAACCAAGCCATAGAAGAGGTTGTTTCTGCATCCGCTGCGCTAAAAATCCAGGCATTAAACCAAGAAAAAACGATTGCTAAAGCCAACGAACAAGAGGCAATGCAGCGGGCGCAACAGGAAAAAGCAGCCTTGGCAGAACAAGCCGCGCTTATCCAAAAAAACACTGAAGCCCTTTCGCAACTGTCCGAGACCTTCGGGACTGAGAAAATGACGACTGAAGTTGAAAAAACCAAGTCGTCATTGGAAGGCTTAAAAGAACAGTTGCAACAAGCCAAAGACACGCTCGCCAGCATGGGACAGATGACCATAGATACTACTGGCGCACAGCAAAAGCTTGATGATATTTCAAAGAAAATTGATGACATCAAAGCGAAAGCGAACATCCAAGTTAATGTGCAAGGGGTTGAGGGACACAATGCGGGCGGGGTTGCTGGCATGTTTACCCGTGCGCTGCATTTTGCCACAGGCAACATCGTGCCCGGCGTGGGCAGTGATGACACAGTGCCCGCAATGCTTACGCCTGGTGAATACATCATCAATAAGGGACGCTCCGAAACCTTTCGGGGTCTGCTTGATTTTGTGAACTTCGCCCCGCTCGAAAAAGTTAAAAACGCTTTTTCAGGCGCGTTGAAACTCAATACAGGCGGGCTGGCAATGCCCAACATTCCAATGCCGCGCTTGCCCAATATTCCCGCGATTACACCGTATGCGCCGCGCACGCACAACGTCAATTTAGACTCACTTTCGCTGTCTGTGGGCGGTCAAAGCTTGCCACCCTTGGCGACATCGACCGATTCCGTTTCCGCTTTTGTCAATCAACTTCGCGACTTACAGCGGGGGCGGTCATGATTAAATCCATAGGCGGCATTGTTTTACCCGCCCAAACCCGTTGGAGCGACAGACTCTCTTATATAGGTGTCAAGCAATCAGTTGATTTCACGCTTGGCGGGCGGCAGATTGTCTGGAATCAAAAGCTGATAGGCGGGCGACCCGTCACGTTGGTGTGGGATAAAGAAGAAGCATGGCTGTCATGGGAAACCGTGAGCAATATCCAATACCTTGCCCAAGGCAATAATGAGTTCACTTTTATCTGGGGTGTTGATGTGCGCTTGCAGGTTCGTTTCGATGGTTCTCCTTTATCTTTTGTTGAAGTCGAAGGCTACAACGAAACCGAATTAAATCGCTTTTATGGGCAAATAAAATTAATTGAGGTGGTTTAGAAATGATTACTCCTAATGATATTGGATTCCTTAAAGCAGTAGACATGACTTACTCGCCCACATCGGGCGGGCGCATGAGCAATAACGCGATTACGAGCAACACGCTACGCAATTTATTTGCCGATGTGGATTATTCAGAGCTGCAGGCTGGCACTAATATCAAGCGCAAACTGTTCGTCAAAAACAGCAACACCGATAATTTGAGTGCTCACAACCCGCTGCTGTTTCTGGGCAAAACCCCGACTTCAACCGCTCGCGAATTTTTGATTTTGGGAACACAGACTAATACCTTAAGCGGTGTCGGAACAAGCCCCCGTCGTTATGGTTGCTGCAATATCTCGCAGGCAGTGGCGGCGGGCGACACGATTGTTAAAGTGACCACGCCTTCTGTGAGTTATAACTTATTTCAGGTTGGGGACACGGTCGTGATTACCTCACGTTCCACGCCTGCAAAAGTCAGCAGTGACCCGCTCGAAACTGACGTGCCTTTAGAAGTTCGTAAAATTACCGCCGTCAGTTATTCTGGAGATACCGCCACGATTACCGTCGATAGCGCGTTTGATAATCCTTATCCGCTGTCACGGGTCAATGGAACAACCACGTATTACAGCCGCGTTGCCTCTTGCATCACGCAAGAGGTTATCCGTGCCAAACTGGCTTACACCAGCAAAGCGAGCACCGCAGGCACGTTTGACGACAGCCTGAGTCTTGCCGACAACACCGCCGCGATTCAGCAAACGATTACCTTAACTTTCACGTCGCCAACCTCCTATGCCGCCGTGGGCGACACCCTTGGAAGTTTGGGCACGGGTTCTGTCAGCACCAATTTTTCGCCTATTAATCCGACGTTCTCACGCCCTTACTTTTTACTGGCGGCAACCTCCTTTGGTGGAACGTGGGTGACGGGCGACACCTTAACGCTAACACTTTCCCCCGCATCAATCCCTGTGTGGCTTGAGTTGCTTGTCCCCAGCGGGTCTACCGCTGTCGAGCTTGAGATGTTTCGTCTGTGGGTAATATTCAACTCAGGTAGTAACTAGCATGGGCGGGATTACAACCAGTTTTGACATTGACGTTGGCAAGCTAGACCAAATTACCAACGGAATGTTTGAAGTTGAGTTGGTGGATATTTCGCCCATCAAAATTACGCCCGTCAATATCACTAATAAGATGCTGACCGATGCTGGCGGGGTTGCGCCTAAATCGGAGTGGGAGTTGGACAGTGATACGCCCGCCCAGAAGTTAGCCAAGCAGCAAGCGCAAGCCACGCGACTCGTCAATGCCAAACGTACAGTTTACGAGCGGCTTATCAGTGACGGGGTGGATGTGGGTGGCGACCAATGGAAGCATTACCAATACATGCAAGTTGTGGCGCGGGGCGTGTGCGAACTGCATGTGTATTGCCCACGCGATGATGGTTCGAGCATCACCTGCACGCCGCTTGCGAACCAAACAATGGTTGAAAATACCGTAAGCGTCAACACTGAAATCATTATTGATCATCTTAAACGTCTGCCTGTAACCAAATACGAGGATATAGTGTTCACAGGGAGCGACATCCAAAGCATTAAATACGGATACGACAGCCCGCAGGTTAGCGTGTTGTCTCATACCAATTTTGTAGGTGCTAATGGCAAGCCCGCGCCTGCGCCTGCATGGGATATGGGAAAGCAAGCTTTCGTTTCTGAGACTAAAGTTTTTGGGGTGCTGTCCGTCAAATATGAAACGGAATATGAGGTGTTCGCAATTCAATATGATTTACCCCGCCCTTTAACTACCGCAAATAAACTCGCTTTTTTCTACGGGGCGGGCTTAAAAGATTTAGCTCCTGCTCAAGTTATTGTGCAACGCGGTGGTCAAGGCAGCCTTATCAAATTGCCGCAAAAAATCGAGCCAAGTGCGGCGACGTGGGAATCGACGGGCTATAACACGCAACGTTCAGAAGACCCATCACGACGCAAATTTGAGACCAAACGGATTACAGGGACTGGCGGGGCTTATGTCGATGTTGCCATTCCCACGGAACTATCGTTTGTCGATGGTATGGGCAAAGCAATGACTCTTAAAATGCCTGACATTACAGGGATAGGTTCATGAGTGAGTCATATTATTTAGGGATGTGGGTGCATGTGATTAATGTTCACTGGGGCAACGAGCGATTTTTGAGTTCCGATGAATATGATACCGAGCAAACAGATTTTTCGGAATTGGACTACAACCTAATAGATATGGGTGGTGAATGGGTCTGGGTAACAGATCACGATACATCTTACGGCGGCATGTTTGTTCCAGACCGCAAAGTCTGGAATGCTTACCCCCCGATGCGACAAAATAAAATCCCTTACAACGGGACAATCAAAACCCTTATTTATCCTTATGGCGCAAACGGCGAACAGCCCATTACCTATGATGCGAATTATGCCATTAGTGACGTTTCAAAATTGGGCGACGGTCAATATATAGGTATGCCGCTGCATTTGTTGCGCACAAAATCTGGCTTCATCGGGGGCGCAGATTCGCAAGGTAAAGGTTTAACAGAGCCTTTCTTCAATCCTGTTATTTATATTGCGAAAGGGGCGGTACGGATTGAAGGTGAAGAAACCACCAGTGAGGATATTTACCAGTATAAGGATTGGGACGCGCCAAAATTGGTGGTGGCAGATGTCACCGTCTCAATCTTAGGTAGCAACCCCACACCTATATATATGTTCGATGGCTATGAAACGATGCTCGCCTACAACGGCAAAGGCGACTGTCCAAGCGATAAACCCTTAACTTACACCCCGATGTTTAACATCAGCGGTATCCTGCTGTCGTTTGGCGCAGCCGCGTGCATAGAACAACCTGTATATAGCAGTTCAACTGACTTGGTTATCACTGCCATGACAATCCGCAAACAAGAGGTAACTCCACATGATTACACCTGATAACACAGGCAAGTTCGGCGCATCCCTCCTGACAAAATTTAAGGAGCTAATTGAAACAGGTGTATTGAAATTGATGGCAGGCAATCCTAATGCGCCCGCCGCAACAATCGAGTCTGCTCAACCCTTGGCAACGCTTCCCGTGACTTCGCTTAAATTAGAGGTTGCGAATGGTCAGCTACGCATGGCAACGGCAACAGATACAACAAAAACACCAAAATTCACCGTATTGCAGCCCGGCACAATCACATGGTTCATGCTTGACTGTCGCCAACTCGATATTCCACGCGCCCCAAACAACGGCTATATCAAAGGTGACGTGTCATTCACTGGCAGTTCGTCCGTGTTACGCGAAGCCGCCGAACTGCAACTCAATACCTTATTAATTAGTGCAGGCGATGGCGGGGCATTAAGCGAAATCACGCCAGTTCAATTCAGCATCCGATTGGGATAAATAATCATGCCAGATATTTCAAATCTTAAATTCAAATTGTCGGGCGGGGCAAGCAACACCAACCCCGCGAACAGTTTAGGTGGTGCAATTTCGAGCGCGATCATCCCGCCGCAAACAACCACCGTCGCCAGTAACACCACGGGCTTAAGCGTAACTTATGCGCATAGCAACCCGCTGGGAAGTGGCACGTTGCATTATTACGCCCCGATTGCGGGTGTTTCTGCGAAACCACAAATTGCAACATTGACAATCACCACCACCAATAATCCCGCTGGTAGCGCAGCCAATATGCTTAAGGATAATGGTAGTGGTGCTATCCAAGTCACCGTTTCGACGGGGAGCAAATCTTATACTTCGCCCACATCATCATTCGCGTCACCCCCAACGATTGACGCAACAATTGCAGACTTAGCCAGTAAGATTAATGCGGATAGCACGGCAATCGTTACAGCAACTGCTAACAGCAATATATTAACCCTAACCGCGAAGGCAAGTAATACCGCATACACTTTAGGTTTATCATTAACTAGCTCAACACCGCCCACGCCAACTTACTCAACCACCACTATTAGCAATGGATACAGCAATATCTTTACCAATAGTTACGGGACAACAACTTGCACTTTTGTGACCACTCAAGCCGCCGCCGCTGCGGTTGCAGGCGACTCGCAATCTTATCTGTCTTGGCAACCTTCGGGCGATGCGGATGGTTCTAAAGTTCCCGTGGTCATCAGTACCGCCTACGCTTTAGCCGCCGCCAGCACAGGCACATTACTGGTTTCAACACCCGCCACCTTACCCACGACGGACGCTAATATCTCCGTCACGATTGCCATACCTTATGGCAGTTTGTTTGACGATATTCAGGGGATTGAGAGTTTACAGGGCAACACGGATTATCGATGTTTCTACTTACGCAACGATGACAGTAGTGCACACGCCGACATTAAACTGTGGTGTTCACAGCAACCCGTGGGCGATGATGTTGTCCAATTGGGATTAGATGCGGCGGGCATTAACGGCACTGCTGCCACAATTGCCAATGACACCACCGCGCCCGCAGGCGTAACTTTTGCGGACGCGAACAGCGAAGCCGCCGCCCTCAATATCGGGACGTTGGCAGCAGGTGAATACATTGCTGTCTGGCAAAAACGCAGTATTTCAGCAGCCACCCGTGCGGCGGTGGCAGACAACTTTGAACTGACTTTATCGGCGTTATAAATGGCAACTCAACGGCTGGTTCAGACTTATGATATAAGTGCATCTTTGACGGCGCATCAAACGCTCGTGCAAAGTTACGCCATTAATGCCACGCCCGTTAAGCAATATTCAAAACTTGCACAGACTTATGATATAAGTGCATCTCTGATTACTAAGCAGACTTTAGTTCAGAGCTATACCAGTCAGTCTTCACAGTTCGCAACCCAGCGATTTTTGCAGGGTTGGGAAGTCAATAGCAGTATTCCAGAGACTGTAAAATTACAGAGTCGCTGGAATAGTCATGGCACATATAACCTAGAGTTCACCGCGCCGTTGAACGTGGTGTGGACAACAGAGTGCAACTTCCCCTTGTGGGTTAATGTCGCAATCGCTTACACCTTCCCGATTAACGCAGTCGAGTTCACGACCTGTGATTTTCCGATAGGTGTTACAGCCGCCACGGAATTCATCGCCGCCGTGAACTTTACGGTTTCGAGTAGCCTAGACGTTCCCGTTTTTCTGCAACAACAATATGGTTTAGAGTGCACCATTCCTGTGCGTCTGTTGCCGTATGATGAACTATCCAAAACCTTAGATTGTCCGATTGCCTACCGCGTCAGCACCAGCCTAGACGTTCCCGTATTCATGCAGCAGCAATATGGTTTAGAGTTAATTTGCCCCGTGCGAATGTTGCCGCATGACATGATGGTAGTTGAGTTTATCGCGCCCCTAAAGATACGCATCTCAAGCGAACTGATTGCGCCGATTCACTTTAGGCAACAGCTAGGCATAGAGTGTACTTTCCCCTTTGGTGTAAGTTACCCGCTATATAAGGTGCTTGATGTGCCTGTGGTGCTGAGTTCAACTAACCAGTTTGCAGTTGAGTTTATCGCGCCATTCCGCATGATTGGCAAACTTCTGAGTTTCCCACCCGCCGCAAAAACAGCGGTGGTCAGCGTCTTGACGCAAGCGCAATCCTTGCCGCCCGCCGTGCAAACCCGTGTGGACGCGCTGTTAAACACCTTGGATTCAACACCGCAAACCGTTTCCCCCGACTTGCAAACTGAGATGGCAGACGTGTTGCAATTGCTTGACCCGCCCACCTATCCCGCCGCCAATGCCGCGCTGGAATACGTCAATGGCATGTCGGATGCGCTGACTATTTCCAATAATATTTACCTGCTTCACGAGGGTAAGCGCATTGAGATATTGGATTTCACCCTGCGCCAAGATATTGGGATGTACTGCTTTGTTGGCTCGATTAATTTGCCTGATATTGCGGCGTATAAAGCTGTTCACTTTGGCACGTTAATTACCTTGGTTATCGATGATAACCGCTTTTCAAGTCGCTACAACTTGGTGCTAACTGATAAGTCCTATTCACGCAATGGTGTGGATATGCCCAAACTTACGATCAATGTGGCAAGTCCGACAATTGCCCTCGAAAAAGGGCGCGTGAATGGCGAGATGAATAGAACCTCTGCACGACAAATATGTCAACAGATTATAGGGCAAGAGATTGATTGGCAGATACTTGACTGGATTATCCCAGATGACGTGCTGAAGTTTGATGATTGCACCCAGATTGAGGCAATCCGTTCAATCGTCAAACATTTGGCGGTAGTGCAGACCAATGCGGACGGCACGCTGCGTGTTCAGTATCGCCATCCTGTTTCGCCTACCAAGTGGGATTACGCAACCCCCGCCCGCACCTTGTATGATAACGTGCACAACCTCTCATATTCCGAGGGTTATCGTTGGCAAACTGCTACTTACAACGCTGTCCTTATTGCGAATGCAGAGCCAGACCCTGCTAGTGAGGTTAATTACGATTCGGAATTCAAGGAGGATGCCGATGATAAAAAAGGCAGTGGTGTGTTGCATATTTATCCCAGCATACCGCGTGCTGACGAATCTAAAGTATTAGTTGTTCACACGGGCGATTCATCAATCAAGTTGGGCGTATGTTATCCAACCCAAGTTGAGGTGACTGACCTTATTGAGTTCAAGGATAACAAAGCCACCACAAAACGCCCGATTTTGGGGCTGTTAAAAATAGATTATAAGTCAGTTGATTTAGGCGAAATCGAGATTGGCAAAGACCGCAAAACCCTCAAAACCACTCATCGTGGTGACTATGCGGGGTATTCTCTGTGCGAATTAACTTACACAACGGATTGTTATTTTTGTGATGTCACAGTGACCAAGGCTTTTGATAAGCCCAAACCTACGCAATTCCTAGTTATATAACAGGCAAAATTATGGCAGTCAAAGCAACGTTTCAAATTGATATAGGCAAAAAAGAAGACCTTACTGGTGAGGCTTCCATTGAATTAGATGCTCGCGAGGATGGGCTGAACGCGGGGAAAAAAGAATTTAGAGGTGGGGACACGATTTACTTCTTGCTTCATCGTCCGCCAAACTTGGTGATTGCAGATATAATTACCAGTGAAGGAGAGGCTATGGAATACGGCGAGGTAATGCTTAACGTTACGGATGTCCTTGTGTTTGATTATCCAACTGAGTTATCACAACGCTTGAGCCGCACCCCATACGGGTATCCTAGTATGCGATGGACTGGTAAGGGGTTACCATACTCCCCTAGTTTTGACGATAAAAAAGGCGAAGTTTACTTACCAGTTCCTGTTCCACTAACCAAACCAAAACGTGGGATTGGGGTACTGAAGTGCGAGTACACCGAGTTGGCAACGGTCATCAAGCTTACAACACCCCGCACTGTAGATGATAATCCCATATACAGTATTCACGGCGTTATCGCGGGACACATCGAAGATAAGAGTGCAATATGAGAATTATCTGCAAACGTGGCGCAAGCCCTGACATTAATACTTATCGTTATGCCGAGCAGATTATTGACCCTGTTATCAGCACTATTCCTGTGGCGTTGGAAGTGGGACGTAATGTTATGGATGATAATGAGTCACTTATTCCCGTCACACTGACATCGGTTTACGTTCCCACAAAGACAGGTGACTTACTTGAGGTCAGTGACGAGCTGCAAGCCAATGTTTGGCGAGCTGAGTGCACGGGCGTTGAGTTGCGTTTAGGGCAAGACGGGCGGTTCACAGTCACACAACAGTTGCTTAGGAGGGCATAATGGACTTAGTCAAACAACTTAAAGACGCATTAAGCACACCCCCAAAAGCGGGGGTTGTGACTAAAGTTGAAGGAGGATTAATGAGTGTGGCAACCAGTGACGGCTTAGTCACTAGACCCGTTCAGGTGGGTTTTAAGGAGGGAGACCGGGTTTCACTTACGGCGGCGGGGGTGATTACGCCGTTGTTGGCGGTTTCGGGATTTCAGGTGTTCGACGTGTAAAAATGTAAAAACATTTCATTTTTCAAATCCATTTATCCCATTAATCAGCTACCATTTATCCCTCGCCCCCTCACTTTCGGGGCTGGTATGGATTGAAACGAATAGCGGTATAGGCTGCTCCCACACTGCTTGCAACATTTCACCAGCCTTTCGGGGCTGGTATGGATTGAAACAACGGCGGTTTTTTGGTGGGCGAAAAGTTGGGTTGATTTCACCAGCCTTTCGGGGCTGGTATGGATTGAAACCAAGTGACGCAGTGATTGTTCTCGATAGCCTAAAATTTCACCAGCCTTTCGGGGCTGGTATGGATTGAAACAGAACCTAAATTATCTGGGTGTAATTCTCTTTCTGCATTTCACCAGCCTTTCGGGGCTGGTATGGATTGAAACAGCATTACACCGCTGTCTTTCCCGCCTGAGAAAGAGATTTCACCAGCCTTTCGGGGCTGGTATGGATTGAAACAAATAACAGTTAAATATAATTTAAAGATATTTTATATTTCACCAGCCTTTCGGGGCTGGTATGGATTGAAACAGCATATTGTCTAAAAATCCCATACTATCTCCAAAATTTCACCAGCCTTTCGGGGCTGGTATGGATTGAAACCACGATGAAACTCAAAATAAAATAGACCGCGCAAACATTTCACCAGCCTTTCGGGGCTGGTATGGATTGAAACTAAAGCCCCGCCGCCGCTAAATACCTTGCCAATTATTTCACCAGCCTTTCGGGGCTGGTATGGATTGAAACAGTTCATAAGGCGGCAGGGTTTTTTTGGGGATTATTTCACCAGCCTTTCGGGGCTGGTATGGATTGAAACGAGGGAGACCACCAAAAACCGCGATCATTATCAAATTTCACCAGCCTTTCGGGGCTGGTATGGATTGAAACAAGGTTTTTAACGCCCGCACGAACAAAGAAGAAATATTTCACCAGCCTTTCGGGGCTGGTATGGATTGAAACAGCAGGTAAAGAAAACTGTTTGGTTCTGGATTTTGCGATTTCACCAGCCTTTCGGGGCTGGTATGGATTGAAACTCACTTATACTTCTCCCTTAATCCATCCAGCCCCGAATTTCACCAGCCTTTCGGGGCTGGTATGGATTGAAACCGCCGTCTCTGTTAAAGCCCCGACTAATGTATCTTATTTCACCAGCCTTTCGGGGCTGGTATGGATTGAAACATCAGGCATCTGTCTAAGTCTGCGAAGGTCACGATATTTCACCAGCCTTTCGGGGCTGGTATGGATTGAAACACGTATCACGTTATGCAAGATTCTCGCCAGAGTTATTTCACCAGCCTTTCGGGGCTGGTATGGATTGAAACAGTGTCCCCACTTACCAAGCTTAATGCCGCCCCTCATTTCACCAGCCTTTCGGGGCTGGTATGGATTGAAACCATTTTTAACCGCGCTTTGAACCTTTGCAGATTCAGATTTCACCAGCCTTTCGGGGCTGGTATGGATTGAAACCGCTACGACACCAAGACTGGCAAAGTTTTGGAGTTATTTCACCAGCCTTTCGGGGCTGGTATGGATTGAAACTTAGCCAGTTCCGTATCACCGCGCACATTCACTTCATTTCACCAGCCTTTCGGGGCTGGTATGGATTGAAACTTTTGTCTTTGTCTTTGAAGGTGTTATCTTTTAAATTCATTTCACCAGCCTTTCGGGGCTGATATAGATTGAAACCCGTCCACCGTGCTGCAATAATACGGCTTTG